GTTGCTATGGCATGAAGACCCCCACATAGTGGTATGCCCATACGCCCTCCCCGTGGTGTTCTAGGCATACAGACCCCCTTGCCCTGCCTTGGCCCTGGTAGCCCCGTACAGGGTGGCACAGGTCTGGAAGGCAAGCTGTGCTTGGGGTAGGTTGACCTTCTCCCATAAGACGTTGTGCGTATCTTTGAATATATAGACCACATAGGCCTGATGCACCAACGGGGTGCTGCCACCCATCTCCTGCAGGGCCAGACTATATCCTCCAATCTGGGTCGCATAGACGGGATTGCGGAATGTCTTTTTGGCTCGCTTTTGCTGTCCCTTTTTGTCTAGGTCTGGCTTGGCGTTTGCATCTGTGAGATAGCGGTACTCGTCTGTTGTCTTCCAGTCGAATAGGGTCGGCACTCCATCCACCGTCCCTATGGCATCCAATGTACCTCCATAAAGCAGTTCAGGGTGGTATACCATCATCTCTGAGTGGGTTAGATTCACCCCGTTTTCCATGATGTTGGAATACCAAGCACCATAGAGCGGAGAGGCATCAACGGGCTGCTCCCCTGTCGCTACATATTCGCTAATGCTGTCATGCAAGTCTTTGCCTATCTGCTGGGCCTCTTTCCCTGCTCGCTTGAACTCCTGTGGATTCGCCGTTTGCCTGTACAGTTTAACCGCCCACCCCATTAACGCATCAGCCCCCGAACTGTCGGCATATCTGCTCATGCTAGAGCATGACGGCAGACCCAGGGTTTCCGACACCCTAGAATCTCCTGTCACATGGTACAGGTGCTGTTCGCTTTCGCCCCGTTTGATGGTCTCCATCCTGATGCTAACTTGAGACATTGCGTACCTCGGTCAGGTCGCCATAGGCATCCTGTGGGATGCGCACCTCTGCCTCATTCCAATAGCGGTCAATCTCGGCGGAGAACCAACTTGCTACTGTGGATTTTCTCAGCTTGTCCACTGGCTCACCTTCGTCATTCAACAGCTTGCCAGCGATGGCGAGGTCAACGTACATCCGCACCCGTTCGGTGGCCTGCATCTGTGCAGTCCTGGCGTGGGTGTTCCACTGGTCGAACCTAGCCTTGAGGTCTGGGCGCAATGCTGGCCCCTGGGATATGCCCTGAGTGGCGTTTTGAGGGGGGCTAGGGCGATTTTGGGGTGCTGGGTTGGGGTTACCATTGGATGGGGGTGCAACAGGGGTTTCTTCGGTAATGACCACGCCCATTTCCTCGGCTGCTCTGACCAGATGCCCTGATGGGGGCTGCGCAGGTTCTATTTTGCGGATGTTGTGGGTGTAGTCATTCGGCTGCACCTCCAGTGAGTAATGCCCACCGACCTCCAGCTTTGACCGATGGAACCCATTCGCCTCGTATGTGGTGGACTCGTTTCCCACTTGGCACTCCACCTTAAACTTCGTGAAAACATCTGGTTGCCCTGTCTTTTTGTTGGTGAAGTTAATCTGCTCCATATCCCCTAGACTAAGCACCGTGGCCTCGACTCTATAATTCTCTGGCACGTTATGGCCTCCTAAACTTCTATTATACTTGTATCATTCAGTACCCATGTGCGCTCTTCTGTGGTCAGCCGTTCCATCGGCTTGGGTATTCCAGAGATGAGCAATCGGCGTATCAATACGTCGTAAGGCTCACCACCCCGTAGGTATCCCTTCAAGGCCCGTAATGTGGCCCTGCTAACGGGGATTCTGGTTTCCGATCTAGTGGTCAAAATATCACCTCCCTTCCTTTTGTATGTGGGGCAGGGAGAGCGATCTATACGCAGGAGAGCCGTTTCTTTCTTTTATTTTTGGCTTGTGTCCCTTACCCTGCCCCACTGAGACACCATGTAATTGTACACCTTTTACAAGGCTTGGAGAATGGGAGGGCTGTTGCCAGCCCCCCCCTAATCCCTATACCGTCAGGAGATCGTATGCCCTCTGGCGTAGCTCTGCCCCGTTCCCGAACCATGACGCATCCAAGCGGCGGTCATCCCTGTATTCCCCCCCTCTCACTGGACGCTCATGGTCTACATAGTAGGAGACTGCATTGAGCGCAGCCCACTTAGTACCAGCTATCCCTCCCACCGTATTGGTGGGGTGGTTTAGCAAGTCTAGTGTAGTCTCGTAGGACTTGACGATGCGATGGTCTTGGTCGGCGTATGTTTTATCTGCTTGGAACCTGTATACCTGTTGCAGATAATCCTGCACCTCAATCACCGTCATGCGGGTGTTGACCAACTGGTCAACCTGTCGGGCGAACATCTCGTAGTAGGCGTGGGCTAGGCCCAGCACTTCTCTGGCCTCATTCGCCCTCGTTAGGACATTCTTCGTATGTTTGGCATAAAAGCCACCCCCACCTTGTAGGGCTGCGCTGAGGGTATTGGCGCAGACCACCCGTATCGGGGTCAACTGCATCCGTACCGCTTGGCTCCCGTCGTGGCTGTTGCTGAGCAAGATAAACGGTTGCACCACATCCCCAGGGACTATCTCAATATCCTCTGGTAGTTTAGCCAGCAAGAACACCTTGCGCCCTCCGAACAAACTCCCTGCCGTGTGGTAGATGGCTTCTCCCATCCCCACCACCCCATCTAGCAAGTTCGTACCATCGGTATTCTGGAGGGGTTCGTAACCCTCCCCCATGATGCTGAAGACCTGTTGTGTATCCTCCCGAACAATAGCTGCCTTGCCAGCTACCTCCTCAAATCCGCCGTGGCTATTCCGAACGTATACGGGCTTCTTAATGACCGTCCAATCCAGACCCGCAGCAGCAATGGCCTCTGCTGCTGTGGCTGGGTTATCCAGCTTGATTCCAAGCCCGTGCCAAGGGGTCGCTCCCGTGTACATCATCCCGTCTGTTGCTGTAATTCCTGCTGGCATTATGCCCTCCTCTTTTTAGACAGCGGCTCCCCATTTTCTTCTCTTCTCGTTATATACGCCTTGGCTTCTGCGATGGTGTCGTAATGCGGACACTCCTCATCCGACCACGCCATCCCTGTCGGGCTGTGGTATGTCTGCACATACCACTCGCCCCGATGCCGTCCCTCCTCCCAGTTGCAACGGATAATCCGCTGCCCCCGATAGGTCGTTGCCATCTTCCCCGTTCTGACCATGTGTGGCCTCCTTCAACTGCTCCTGAGATTTGACCGCTCCTTGGGACTTGCGGCCTGGGCAGTTCACAGGGATTTGACCTAGACTTGCCACATAGGTCTGTAGTTATCGTCTCATAACGTCATGAGATGGCTCACTACAATCCCTGCCCCCCCCTGCGTCTAGTCTATCTTATAAAATGCGATGTCTCCCATCCGATTGATGGTGACCCGTAGCGCACTCTCTCCCTTGTCCAGCCCTGTAATCACCTCGCACTGTGTAGCGGTCAGCCCACGCATGGGAGCGTAGCCAAACCCCTCAACATTCCGCTCGTAATGCTCCAGAATATCAGATGGAATAACAGCCAGGGGTTCGGTTTCCTGTGGGCGATACTCTACAATCCGCTTCCACCCCTTGAAGTCTGTCCGAGAGTATCGCCTATCCTTTACAACGAACCAAGCGTATCGTCCCATCATGGCCTCCTACTAAAACCCCTTATAGTCTCTGAATTCAGGGTACGTCTCCTTGCTTGGTTTGTACTGACGTACCGCAGGGACATATCTGGCGAGCCTTGCTGGAATGACAACAGTCATGTCACAGGTGTCGCAGCATCGCCCACCCTCTACAACAGGCTCCGCATTGTTGCCATCCGACCAGCCGTACCAAGTCGTCTCAATTGAATCCCCACAGATTGAGCAATCCATGTTAGTTGGCCTCCTTTGCCAGTAGGTTCTTGAAGAGACGCACATCGCCCTTCTTGCCGTTTTTGGTGAACGCCCCTCTGTACTTGAAATTCTTCCTGCTGATGCTCACGGTCGAGCAGTATTTGTAGACATCGCCATTGCCGTCCGTTACCTCAACCAGAAAGTTCAACTTGTTCTCTCGCCGTGCCCTGGCCTTGGCGTTCCCGTTGTCAGTCCAGAACCACGTATTTTTGAGACTCTCATGGTTATCTAACGCCCCCTCAACCGCAATACGGTCTGCCTCTGTCATTCCTGGCCTCCTATAATTAACCCCTGTTATTATTTGACCCTCGCCTTGGGACGGGGTCTGGGGCTTACTAGGGGCCGTAGCCCCTAGCCCTCACCTGATAATGATGTTCCACGTTTGACCGCTGCCTGACCACCGATTGAGCGGTTCGTAGTAGGGCAGGAACACGGTATAACCTCGCCGAATAAACCGCTGCCTCGCTGCGTTTGCCTCCGCCTCCGATGTGTATGTGTACTGTGTCGCCATGTTAGTTGCTCTCCTCTAGTGTTGCGTGCTGTTTACAATGTAATTATACACAATTTACAACCTTTGTACAGTATATATCATGCCTAGATTGTACGAGTTTAGAGCAATATTGCCCAATTTGGCTGTTTTGGGGCATTTTGGGCATAAAAAACTTGCAGACTGTACAGCGTAGGAATAATTGTACAATTGATGCGTTAAGGGCAATGCCCTGTCTCTTACTATGGGTGGGTGCTAAACAGGGGGGAAACGCCACTTTTCAGACAGACGAAAAATAGACAAAAATAAGGAGCCGAGTTCAGTGGGTTCCTATCACGAAACTCGACTCCCTATTCCAAGCGCACATACTAGGAGGCCATTCTTAATATGTGCTGTCCTCAGTCTATCATGGTGGGGCATACATAACAATGCCACAGATACAAAGGGGAAAGTATCTGTGGCACATCAGAAGGAGGCCAACGCTGGCAAGGCGCAAGCCACCATTACTATATCATCTATAGGGCTACATATCCATCAGGTGTCCATCTATACCATGTGCCAGCATCTCGCTTAGTCCATGTACCAAGTTCATTCTTACCCCCTCCAAAATAGGGACGGGCATGGTTCTCAGCAATGAGGATATCGTTGACGTTCTGATTATTGACCCAGAGGGTTCCAAGGATTCTGCCGAACTTGCCCTTGCCCTCTTTGCTGGTTTGCAGATAGACAGACCGCTTGCCCCGTTTGCCCTTGAGCGGCTCTGCTGCCTTGAGTAACTCCTTGAGTCGGGCTTTACTCGCTAACCCCAAAGCCTTTTCTACTTTGTTTCGGGTGCGACTCTCTGGGGTGTCGATACCCATGAGTCTAATGCGTTCCTTGTAGATGATTTTGAACCCCAGGTCTATATCGGCATCCACTGTGTCGCCATCTACTACCCTGGTGACAACGCATCTATATATATAGTTCGGACTTATCATCTCAGTCCTTCCGCAATCAATAGTCCCAGAATCGCCAACACCAGGGGGATCAGCAACATTAGCCCGCCCTCTATGCGGCCCACCCTCTCTCGGACATCCATCAGACCCTGCCACATCTCCCATGCACCATTGGAATTGAACGCCCCTGCGGTCAAGGGGCTGTTCGGGGGCTTCCATTTCCGTCTTTTCTGGAAAGGCCACATGGTTATCACTGGATGGCTGGGACTGCCATAGATACCTCGACGTTGTCTGTGTTAGTGAAACTCTTGTAGATTACAGATGTCGCTACAGTAAAGGCCTTCGTTGCCAAGTCCGAATCCCCGCCCGTCTCATTCAAGGTTATTTCCATCGTGCCAGCCTTAACCCTATCAATTACGCAACCACCGCCCTTGGAATATATGTTGGTTAATCGCAGAACGTCAATTTGTCCATTAACTCCGCTAGATGCGCTGGTAATTTTCAACTGGTCATAATACCCGCCGCTGGTCAGCATATCGTCGGCTCGATTGCCTCCATTAATGCCTCTGTTGCGTGGGACTCCTGCCACGGCTGCAATTGATTGGCCGTCGCTGGCATTGCCGCTGATTATCAGGTTGTGTATCTCTGAGTTAGTGATGGCTAACGTCTCGCATCTCCACCTGTCCACGTACATCGTACCCACTTCCAGGTAGGTTTCCGTGAACGCTGGGTCTACCACGGTTGGCAGTCCTCCTATGATGATTACATTGCTTTCTCCGCTTGGGAGGGCCGAACCTGTGTACGCCGTGCCAAGTGATATAGAATCAATCTCCACCAACCCAACGCTAGTTGCACCTAAATCCAAACGCAGGGTATTGTATTCTTGAGCCGCAAAGACGGGTGTGTCTAGAGGTGCTGTATAGATGCCTGGGTCGCCACGAGCAAAGCTGCTGCCCTCTAAGACCTCTGCTGCTACCACGCCCGTCCCGACTACAGAGCCACCTATGAGTAGACTAGCAGCGAGTTGAGGAGACAGGCCAAATGAACGCAAGATGGTATATGGCATCTTAGCCATGGTGAACGCTGCCCTCCACTTAGCCGACTCCGACTGAACATAGTCAACCTTTGCCATTATCCAGTCTCGCCAGTATTGTGCCTTGCGATAGGCTGCTAGAGGTGAGCGGAGGAAAGCCCACCACCCAAACTCCAGGGCCAGTAACAACCTAAGAAATATTTCAGCTATCCACATCTACTCGCTCTCCAGTATCTTGAAACTAACTCCCGCTAGGAATCCAAATACAGACCCCACCACGGCGGTCACTATCTCCACAGCACCCATCCAGTATCCAATGTACAGGGCCACACAGGCCACAACAGTGCCTGCAACAATGCTCGCCATGATCTGCGGTCTGAGTTTACCTATCATTGCCACCATTCTTCTTTGGCCCTGTTAGGATACCTAACTTACCACCGAGTTCGCCCCATTCTGGCACACTAATCTTGCCATCCTTGAACGCTCGTATTCCCCACTCGGCAACAGCCTTGCGCTCTGCGGCTGTGTCCAACTTGGCAACCATCCTCATCGCCAGTTCTATCATGGCCCGTTTATCCGCTGGCAAAAACTTCATCAGCATCTGCAACATTATAGCATCTCCTTCGCTCTTAGCTTTGCCACCACGGCACTCAGACTACGTTTCCTACGGTCAGGCTGGAGGCTTAAGGTGTCATTATCAGCGTTGTAGTCGGTTTCCATAACAAAAAATGTGCGGACATCATCTAGCGATGGGCTTGCAGCCGTGGTTGGTACTAGGTCTTGTATACGAACAACATCTCCTGCCCGTACTCTCCACTTCTCTGCTTCCTCTAGCCTGCCTCCCGTTGCCCCTGTGGTGCGATAGATGCGCCCCGTGATGTTAAATGCCTGTGTCTGCCTGGGTAAAGCCTCTTCACGGGCATGGCTTGCTGCGGCATCTGCCTGAGTATTGGAGTTCGTCCCTGTTGGCACCGTGAACTTCACTTCACGGCGTGGGTATAGCAGAAGGCTCGTGGCATCTGTCTGGACAGTCCCTGCCGAATTTCCAATATAAGGGATGACGGCATTACGCACCTCTAGGGCTGACTGCTGTAGGCTCAGGTTGCCCAAGTCCTTCAACCAGACATACCAATCAATAGTGCTGGCATCTCGTTTGAACAGATAGGGTTTGCGGTCATCCCAAATCGCAAAAAACCAGATGGCCCCGTCACTATCCGAAAGCTGCGTCAACTCGTTAATGCGAGTCTGAGGATACGCATTATCGGATAGGTTGATTCCAGCTAGGTCTCGGCTCCCTGCGGCAATGTTGCTCTGGTCGGTGTTTATATCGGGACATTCTCGCGTTAACATCTCCTTGATAATGTCATCTATCTCGTGACCACTACCACCCGTCCAATCCGTATGCCCTCCAGTATCGTCACTATATAGCTGGTCACGACACGCACTCCAATAACCCATAGCCGTGACCCTCATACTCCGCTCTCCCGACTGCACCAGTAGCTCAACCTGCATGATGCGCCCTTCCCATATCAGGGTCAGGTCTTCGTGGATTGTAATGCGATTGAAGTGGTATCCTCGCTTGCCTTCTTTGCTAAGCCAGAGCCAAGCCTGTCCGATTGTAGTGGCTAGCGTAAACGTGCAGACCTTAAAACCGCCATTGAGGGCTGTGCCAAATATGAGCGAACCCACCCTGTCGGTCAGTTCTTCAATCAGCGTGGGCGTGGTGAGGTTATTGTCATATAGCCGTATCTGTAGTCTGGGCTTGAGTGGCATCTTACGCTCCCATCACATGGAGGAACCGTGGGCGATAGGTCACTGATACAGTGTATGTATCTCCTATGGCATAATCCGATGATGTCACGTGGGCTAGAACGTACACACGAGTCCCTGCAGGGTGCGCCTCTGGGCTACGCCCAAGCTGGTTAGACGGGAAACTCTGCACCACATTAGAGGCATCCAGTAGGTATAATCCTTTGGTGTCGCTCATGGAATCGAGTAGGATAACATCTGCTGCGCTAGTCTTGGAGACGTAATTAGCCCCGAAATCCACGGGCATTAGGAACACAAAGTCCAACCACCACTTCCACTCCTGACCGTCATTGCTAGATGTCATGGACACATTATCAAATGTCTCAAAGATATGCAGAACAAAGCTGGCCTCTGTCTGGTTATCAGGAGTCGATATCGGGGGGATGGTCACGGTTCCAAGGTCTAGAATATTCCTAGTCGCCGTCGTACTGGCCCCAAGGCTTTGCGTGGGCAGGCCGACAAAGCTAGTTGTAACAGGGTCGTTATTGCCTATCAGCGAGAACCCCCCATAGGTGAACCCTACCCCAAAGAGGAAGTCGTCCGCATTGAGAGTACGAGTCGAGCTATCGCCAGTTCCATTGCTCGCCCATGCACCCACTAGAACCCTAAACTGTCCACGGGGTACAGGAGCAGCCATTGTAAAATCATGCCTGAACCACGTTTCGACAGTATTCATGTCGGCTACCGACCCACTAATCTCTAATTCAGAGTGACGAGCCGTGCCACCACTATAAGCCGAATTAACTACGTCTGTCGCTTCATTTTCATCTAGATTAGACATTGTTTCAATCACGTTAGCTGTTCCATCGGCTCCCTCAAACCACAGGTCGTCATACTGTCTGGAGCCATGCCTTGCCCCTGCCCAGAACTCGTCGTGGGACTGAGCCTCCGCAATCCTCACCTGTAGCATTGCTGGTATGTCTCCTGGTACGTCGTGTATATCTATGTAGTTGGTGTGAGCCTGTGCAGCATCGTCATAATGGTTAGCAATGCTCCGACTGCTAGCCCATGCCACAGGGACAGCCGAGGCTAGGACTGCTATCACGTTGTCAATGTAGACTACTCCTGTGGCATCTGCCGCAGTAGCCTCAAGGCGTATTCTAAGGTCGACATCCCCTGCGCCCCCTGGTGCGGTTTGATTATTAGCAGTGAGTTTCACAAAGCTAGAGGCATTGACCGTTGTCGTGGAGTGTTCTGTATCTGTGCCTGAGTCGTAGTCCAGTTCCATGACCACCTTGCAGTTGGTAAGTTCGTCCACCCGAACCCAGCATTGGAATGACCAAACCTCGGTTGCATCTACATCACCGAGAGTTTGGAACCGCTCTATTACCTGACCGCTCCCCCCAGAATCTGTCATCACCAATTTGAGGCTGGCATTACCGTCCTTCTTCACGGATGTGTCTCTTGCCGTGGTTCCCGTGGCGGTCTTGCGTTCTGTCCAATCTGCGAGGGCTGTCCCTGCCACCTCAAACCCTGGGTCTAGGACATAGTTTTCAATCGTCTCCTCCGCACCATACGCAAACGGCTTACACGTTAGCTGGAGGGTGGCACTGGCAAAAGTCGTGTTCTGGCTATGTACGGGGCCGAACTCGTCCCCCAACGACAAAGTCCCAGAAAGCACGTGAAAATCGACTTGGTTAGTCGCTCCCTCCCATTTACGCCTGAGAATAAGCTGAGAACCAAGACCCGTCGTGGTGTATTCTACCCCTCGCTCTAGCAGGCTGTTGATAGCGTTGATGTTGCTTATCAGATTATCTTGACTCGTGCCGTGGATGCGTAGAACAACCCCAACAAGTCGGTTGGCGTATACCCTCTCCGTAATGTCTGAGCCATGTCGCAATAGGCTGGCTCCTCCACGAGCCGTTCTTGTAGGAGGGGGAGGAGCTAGAAACCCCTGACGGGCAGAGTAAGCCGAGCCATCATTCAAGTTCAGCGTTGTATCGTCATTAAGCAATTGAAGTGTCCACGCCATTAGAGAATCATACCTCCATCACCCATATCATCCTCGTGAAATTCGAGCGAGGTATCAATGTGCTTCCCGTTGATGCCAAGAAACACTTGGGACGTCCAAAACTTGGGGTCTCCCCCTGACGCCATGAAGGCATTTAATGTCGCTGCGGCTCGCTCATCTCTCATAATTTGTTCTACGGTCATCGCCCCAGCCTTCGCCCCACCTCCTGTTCTAACCCCTGCTCCACCTCCTGTAAAGGTGGGTGCATCTATGCCACCGTGCCCTAGGAGTTCACTAGTGAACTCCGAGCGTCGTTGTTTCAGGTGTTGCATCTGCGCCCTTGAGAGGTCATCTAAAGCCTCTTCCAATGTCCCACCGTGTTCTTTTTTCAATGTATGGGCTAAATCTAGTATGTTCTTGTCCATCTCACGCCCCAAATCCTGCAATAGTTGCCCATATTCCAAGAAGGGGTCGTCCATTGAGTCGCTGAGTCGCTCCATCGCTGGAGCAAGTACCGTATCCGTTTTATGGGCAACCCTATCAATCTCATCGCCTACATTTGCAACACTGGTAGCCACCTGTTCCATGTGTCCCCGACTTTGCTCAGCAGCGTCTTGGGTCTTACGGCCCCAATCTATCGTAACTGTGTCCAACTTATCCAGAGCCTGTGATAGCGTCGGAATGGTAAAGGCACTTATCTCGTTGAGTGTCTCAATGATAATATCAATTGGCCCTGCTATCTTTCTGCCCCACTCTACAATCTTTTCAATAATCCAGTTCAACGCATTGCCGACAATCTCCTTGATTAAATCAAACTTGGTGATGAAAGCAACGGTCAGAAGGCCGAGGATGATAATCACAGCACCTATACCTGTTGCCCCTGCAAGTGTCATCCATGCAGCAGTAACCATTCCTATCCCTGCTACAAGGGCTGGAATCATAGAGATTATCAACAGGATTGGCCCACCAATCAGGCCGATGGCTGTGCCTAACGCAAGTGCTACAGCCCCTGCCTGAACTATCGCTGGGTTCATCTCCTGTAGGCGTTTGAATATGCCACGCAACCCATCAACTAACGGCAAGAGAATAGGTATCAGGGCTGCTCCGATAGTTTCCTTGAGGTCGCCCAAGTCGTTACCAAGCTGCCTGAACGGGTCTACATCAGCTTCAGCAGCTCCCCCCACCTTCCCCAACACCAACGCCAGCCTTTCACCAAAGCCAGCTGTCTTATCAAAAACAAGACCCACGCTCTCCGCTTGATGAACTTGCCCACCCAGAGCCTTGCCCATTGTTTTAGCAACGGACTCCATTTTCAACCCTGATGCAGCAGAGGCATCCATGACGGCTGGCAATGCTGCCATCGCTTGGTCAACATCTCCAAGGATGGTAGTCAGGATGGTCAGGACACGAATTTGGGCTTCATCACCGAAATTAGTTTTGTCCTGTAGCGCAGCCGTTGTGTCCATAATCTTGGACTTCACGGTATCAAAGTTAACACCTGTTGACTCCACGCTGCTAGCTAGGGTCTTGATAGCCCTCTCCTGCTCCATCGCAGCACTAACAAAGGACTTGATAGCCAATGCCCCAGCAGCACCCATAGCAGACAAGGCAATGCCAGCAGTCCTAGCACCCTTGCTGAACCCCTCCATGCGAGCCTTGATATCCTTGAAGGCAGCTTTAGCCCTTGTGATATCTGCGTTAACCTTAACTACTATTTCATTTGCCATAGTTATCCAACTCTAGACAGGTTCGCCAGTTGTTCTTCCATGCCCTGCGCCTTATTTGGCACAGCATCATCTCCCACTAGGCTGAGTATATTCATGATCCCAAACAACAAATCGGTGTCTTCCTCCATTAACTGGGATGGCAGACATCCATATCGTTGGCATAGTCCATCAATCAACTTGGCTCGCATAAGAGGCCACGGTTGACCGATGATATTGCCATCCCTATCAGTACCACCGCCAACGTGCTGCCAGCGTTCTATCTCTATCCTAAAGGGTCTGACGGCTGCGTCGTCACCTCCACCCATTGCTGAAGGATGATATTGGCTAGGTCTATGGGTATCTGATTCATTCCATTACCCGTGCATGGGTATGGCTTTCCATCATCATCCTGTAGGTTCCATTCGACCAGGATGCTCTCACCAAACAGGTGAAAGACCTCTAACTGTCTCTCCGATGCTATCAAGTCCTGAATGGACAAGAACGTCCCCACTGGTACATCCAAACGCACAACCACCTCGGCCCCGTCATAATCGTCCTCAAACTGGAGTCGTGCTGTGCGCTTGGGAATTCGGAAACCTTTCGCTGCTTTCTGCGTGGCTACCATGATCCCCTCCCCCTTATATTATGTTGTCCAAGTGGGTGCTGTGCCGTTTTGCAGTACACCAGGGACACTCCATGTCAGTTCGCCGCTGGATGCTCTGGTGACTGCATAGTCGGTCAGGAACTGCTCGCTGGCTAGAATCTGCCCCGACATCGTCAGCGTCACAGTCCTCGCTACCGAGGCACTGCCTACCGTCTTAAAAACGTCATGCGACATATTGGTCGCATCGTTGAATACGCCATCATAGGTTGCGCTCAAATCTGCCAGCAACAACAGCCGTTCTATCGCCGCCTTGTCAACGCCTGTGACATCCTGTACTGCCCGTGGGATTGACCAGCTTACCCCTGTGACATCATTGCTGATGGTACGGGCCGAGGTTCCGCTATCGTCAATTGCCACTGCCAGCGTCGGTGCCTCTTTCGCCATTTCTTACCTCCTTATTTTCCTGCCTTCTGCGGCTTCGTTAAATTCGTCTACCCATCTATCTGGCTCCATTGCGTTATGCTCTACTCGCCCTGCCTCTAACCTTGGCAAGTCTCTGGTCAACCACGGCCCACGATCCAGCTTCTTCCAGTGGTCGCTCCCGAAACACCTCTGCCCTGCTGGGTAGTGCAGGGTGATTAACCCCTCGCCCGTAACCTCGGCCCTGTAATGCCTTTCCTTGTCGGCCCTAACAAAATCGTATTGAGGGCTTTCGGCCTCAACGGTTGTCGTCCATCCCAGCAGATAACGAGGGCAGTCCACCTCTGCACAGGTTGCCCTGCGCCAGTGCGAATCCTTGGGCCATGTGACCTGATACCGACTAGTACGCTGTATCATCTACCGTCTCGCCCCTGCGGTATGCGACTATAAACTTGGCATTGTTAAACGTACCTGTGGATGTCACTCTCAGGTAACGGTTGACCGTCCCCGTTATCGTCACCCTCTCGGCTGCTGGCTCTGCACCGTTTGCCACAGCCGTAAACGACACAAGGTCTGTCCAATCGGAATCATTAGGGCTGTCCTGTATCTTGAACGTGGGGGTTCCCGTGTTGATGTCTATGATGTGGAGATACGCTGCCAAGCCAGAGGCCGAACTAGCCCCATCATCCTTGGAGGATGTATTCCCTGCGCTGCTCTGCGTTGCCTCCGCTGCAAACAGGACTCCCCACTCCAGCCCGTTCCCCTGCCCCAGACATTGAGTCGTTAAGGCCAAAGCCTTGTCCTGTGACTTCGTACCATCGTAGTTGATTTGCTTGGCAACCAGCCCTGCTGCTGGTGAGTCCGCTGCCGTCCCTCTCGTGTATGTCACTATAACGTCTGTGGTGGGTAGGGCTGATAGGGTGGCATGACCCAGCAACGCCCCATCATCAAACCAACTTGAGAATGCAATCTCCCCGTCCCCATGCCCTGCAAGGCGTACCATGCCAGCACTCTCTATAACAGGAGCATCTAGCG